CGGCACGGAGCGCCGCCGGAATGACTGCAATAATCGTCCCGGAATAGCTCGAGAGGCTCGTCCCGCAAATGTTTGTACGCATTTGCGAGCTTTTCCATCCGCCGGAGTTGGTGTTGCTCGCGTTCATAACGAAATAGCCCGCACCCGGGGACGACCATCCGCTATCCGGGCCATATTGATTATCGCAGAAACACACGTCCGTACCGCCGGAGAGCGCGGTCTTTGCAAGCTGAAAATGGATGCGGTTTGCGCCCTCGACGCTTGCGTTATGGTTAAAGCCGATAATGAAAGCGTAGGTCGTGACATTCGAGAGCGAGAGCTTTCCGACCGTGCCGTTAAGCGTGACCGCCTTTCGGTCGCCGATGCTCCAATAGTTCGCGCCCTGTCCCGCGTCGGAAACGGACTTGATAACGCTCCACTCGTTATTGTTGAGCGTAGAGCTCACGAAAGAGAGCGTCAGCGAGTAGGAGGTCGTGCCGGAAACGACATTGACGGAGCCGCTCGTCGTCTGCCCGTTCTTTGTTGCCGTGACCGTGTACGCCCCCGTCTCCGTGACGGTGAAAACCGCCGTCCCGTTGCTCGTCTTTGTGGCGATTGTCGTCCCGCCCTTTTTCAGCGTGACGGATGCGCCGGAGTCTACGTTGACGGTAATCGTCGCGGAAAAGAACGTCAGCGCCACCGCGTAGCTATCTACGACGGAGACGCTTTTCGTGTCGGACGTTTGCCCGTTGAGTGTAGCCTTGACGCTCCATGTACCGGCCTCCGGCAAGGAGAGGACGCACGAGCCGCCCGCCGCCGTTCCGTTTACCGTTTTCGAGCCCTTTGTCGCCGTGACCGCCGCTCCGCTCGTAACGGATACCACGAGGGAGAGTTCGACTCCGGGCTTGCTGACTGCGTTTGTTCTACCAATCATTTTTAACTCACCGCCTTAATACAAGTAATGCTCTGCACCGTGATAGCCGCCGTCGGCTTTGTCGCGGCGTAGATTTTGACCGTCCCGCTCCCGGAGAGAGCGACCGGCGCAAAGTTTCCGCTTGCGGCCTCTGTCGCACCGAACACGACCTCGGGGACGTGGCTCGCCGTCACGCCGGGACAGGCGATAGAGGCGGCATAGGGATACGCCGCGTATGTGCTGTCGCTCACCCATGCAGAGGCGGCGACGGACACGCCGGAGAAAATCTTTACCTCGGCGTATCCTGCGTGAGCGTGGGAGGCGTTGGCAAAGTCGCCCGGCTTTTTGCCGCTGTCGGTCAGATTGCCGGAGGAGTCGAGCCCGGCGAAGTGTCCCGCCGTGGCGTTCTTTACTTTGTCCGCCTTGTCCGTGTGGGTATGGCTCGCGGCGGCAAAGTCGCCCGGCTTTTTCCCGGAGTCGGTCGGATTGCCGGAGGAGTCGAGCCCGGCAAAGTTGCCCGCCGTGGCGCTCTTTACTTTGTCCGCCTTGCCTGTGTGGGTATGGCTCGCGGCGGCGAAGTCGCCCGGCTTTTTGCCGGAGTCGGTCGGATTGCCGGAGGAGTCGAGCCCGGCAAAGTTGCCCGCCGTCGGAGAGGCGGCTTTCTCGGCCTTGCCCTCGTTGAGCTTCTTAATATTTTCCTGCATGGCGGTTTGGTCTGCCGCCGTGAAATATCGGGCGATAACGTCGCCCGCCGACCATGCCCGGGCGGTCGTGCCGTTCTGCGCTCGCGTGACGGTGAGCACGTTCCCGTTCTTTGCGGTCATAAGCACCGTTTCCGCCGTGGAGCCGTCCGCTCCAATCGTGAGCAAGTTCGGAGCCTCCGGCAGTACGGAGCCGTCAACGACGTTTACGGTCGTACCCGCCGCCGTCAGCGCGCCGGAGAGCGAAGTCTCCGGGGAGTTGGCTTGCGCCGGGTACATTGTCACTAATTCGGACATATTCTTTCCTCCTTTTAGTAGTCCCCGCCGCCGCGAGAATTACAGAATGTTTGAGCGAATACCGCGCCCACGATACGGCTCATGTTATCGGGGAGTATCTCTATCGAGTGCCACGAGTTACGGCGTATCTTCCCGCTCGAGTCCGTGGCGAGATACTTCACAATGTCGATATTGCTATACGAGGACGGCGCGGGTATCTCTTTGCCGTCTACCTTGATAGTCGCTTTCGAGGCGCGTTGTCCCTCGTAGATGCCGAACTCGATAGCGTGGGTATGGTCTTTTACGGTGTGGGTATGGTCTTTCACCGTATGCGTGTGCGCCCTTACCGTGTGCGTATGGTCGTAGACCTCGTGTGTATGTGCGGAAATCCTGTGCGTGTGCGACGGATGCGTATGCGCACCCGACCAAATGAACGTCTCGTATCCGTCAACGGTTTTCCCGTCGCTGGTCGTTGCAAGGCGGGCGTGTTGAGAAATGCCGTGGTTATGCACGGCCTGTCCGTTCGTCTCACTCGGGAGCACGTTCGAGGACTCGAGCGCCGTTCCGCCGGAGGTCTGCCCGCCGCCGGAGGAGGTCGTAGAGCCGCCGCCGGAGCTTGTTGTCTGCCCGCCGCCGGAGCTCGTCGTCTGTCCGCCGCCGGAGGAGGTCGTTTGTCCACCGCCGCCGCCGATAGCTTTCTCATACGCCCGGAACGCCTCGAACTCG